GTATATACTTTGTTAACGGTGTACAAGCAACTAAACAACAAGTAGCATCGTATTGCACAGCAAGCGCAGCGCAAAAGCTACTACAAGATAACAGCATTGTACATAACGTAACACACGATGTACTGCATACTGTACATATACGCACTATAGCACTTGCTAACATTGTAAGTATAGCAGCTAATAAACAACAGCTTGTAGTGTAATAGCAACGCATTGTTGCAAGCGCACAACTAAAAATTGTGCGCTATTTTTTTATTATACACCCCGTCTTGCAGCAAAAAACCTAAGCAGCAGCGGTCGGGAAGTACTTCGTATAGCACAGCAGCAGGTTTAAAAAACTACGGTCGGGGTATATATTTTAAATTGTTGCGCAAAAACAACAAACGCTGTTCTCTTTTCTCTCTTTTTCTTCAAATTCTCTTTTTCAAATCTTTTTCTTCTTCTTAAAATTCATGGTATATAGGTAAGAAATCACCAGGGGAAAAGTTTAAGTACTTTACTATAATTTTTTTCAGCGCAGAAAAATGAGACCCTAGGACCCGGTTGGCTAAATAATTGTGTTATGAAAATTTGTAAAACTTGTAATCAAACCAAATTCAAAACTGAATTCTATACGCACAGTACAGAATGTAAAGAGTGCAGACTTGCTAAGTACCATGCTAATAAAGTGCTAAAAGGATATCCTACGTATACTCCTAAACCGTTGCCTGCCGAACGTACATGTAAAACTTGTAATCAAACCAAGACTATAAATGAATTCTATATTAGTAAACCTAGCCCGGGGCATTTAAGTCCTAAAATTAGTACAATATGTAAATTGTGTACTAAAGATCAATATCGTGCCAACCGTGAAACTATACTAGAAAAAGCCGCCGCTAAAAGGATTCCCAAGCCTAAAAAGCCAAAGCAACCAGAAGAGGTTTCTAGGCTAAAGAAGGCTGCATACAAGCGTAATAAAAGGCAATCTGATAATGTATTTAGGCTTCGATCAAACATGGGTTCATTAATTGCAACAGCGTTATCAAAAGCCGGGTTCAAAAAAACTTCTAGAACCGCCGACATTTTAGGTTGTACCTTCGAAGAATTTGCTCGCCATATTGAATCACAGTTTGTAGAAGGTATGACATGGTCAAATAGACATTTATGGCATATTGACCACATCGTTCCGCAAGGACACGCACAAACAGCAGAACAAGTAATGTTATTAAACCATTATACAAATCTTCGTCCACTGTGGTCAAAGGACAATCAACGTAAATCTTCAACATTAACGGAAGACAGTTTAGCACACCCTTTAATAGAAGTTATAAAAAACAACCCTTCAATGTACTAAACTTTATACACCTAAAATTTTTGCGTACTAATTTTTTAGGCTGCAGGACCCATTTTGAGAAGAGAGTCTCTAGACGATCCTATGTATACGAGTAATGTATGTATTGCAACGTATGATGATATATACAGTATGGATTATGAAAACCTATTTTTCACGTTATCGTTTGTATTATTTTTTGTTTACTTTGGAGTCATGGTATGTCTACTCTAGCTGAATACAGTCCCGACACACCTCAAGGGAGCCGGAGCCATGATCTCAACCTTAGTAAGTTATGGTTATGCCGTGAGCTCAACCGTTTAGATCTTAACCGTTTCGACACGGTATACATTTTGGGATCGTGGTATGGGTCCATGGGAATATTTCTAGTCTCTCAGCACATTGTATTTGATCATTGTTATTGTATAGACTGGGATCGTGAAAAAACAGAATATACTGCACACTATATCAAGCGTATGCATCTCGGTAATCGTATAGAAGCGATCAGAGCAGATGTAAATGACGTTCAGTACCAGGGTGAGAGGATTCTAGTAATCAACACATCAACCAATGACATAGAAGGATATGACTGGTTCACAAACATTCCCAGTGGAGCCATTGTTGCGTTACAAGGGCGGGATCATCAAGCCGATTCAAATGGGATCGAGACATTAGAGAAATTTAATCGAGTATATTCGTTAAGTGAAACCTTATTATTAGATCACCTTATATTAACGGGTGTAGATGATGATGTATATACTAGATTTATGAAGATCGGAATTAAGTGATAAGTTGCGGATCACCGTTACCCGCTTCGCGGCTTTTTGTTTTTTCCGCTTCGCGGGTCATTTAACCAAATAAGACATTTTACCCGTTGGGCTTTTAGCTGCGTGTACCTTATAGCCTTTTTGTTGTAGTATTCCCAGTATTCTATTATAAAGTTTTTGTCTGCTAGATTCTTTAGCTGTAAATTTCAGTGTTAGTGTTGGGTTATCGGTTTTAAATTTAGTTAGAATAGAAATAACAGTAGCAAAGACAATGCTAGATTGTGAGCCAAGTTTTCCGCTTATACCGTGTGGGTCGTCAAGGGTGGGATCTTGGAATTCAACTTCCCACACGCCCATATCTTCCCATTGATTAGTTTCTTTATCGTATATTAGTTCGTTGCCCAGAAGAACAACATATTCGATATTGTTTACAGTAAACCTAGCTTCCATATGGTCTTGTTCTTTAACTTCCCAATACCATTCGGCGGGTCTATCAAACAGTTCGTTTAGATGATCTTCTTTGACTTTTTGGAACTTTTGGAATCTACCTCCGGCTCCTCGTATTGATCCACCTATTGGTTGTTTGCCCGCTTTCCGTTGTGAAACAGCAATATCAGTGCCGTTATTAAAACTAGGGCTGGGTGTTTGTGCTGGGGTATTAGTTTGATGTTTACGTTCCCATTCCCAACCTGCTTTATGACCCGAACAGTCTTTAGTGCAAGTTCTTCCATAGAAACTCAACTCGGATAAGATCTCTTTTAACTTCATAATATATATTTATAAATATTTGATATCGGGGAACTTTTGTGAAAAGCATTTTATTTTCTGGGCAGCGATCTCAACATCTAGGGATGATGTCATCTTTTGAAAAAGAAACTACAGTTCGACATACATTTGATCGTGCTAGTTTTATTCTCGACCGAGATCTATGGTCGTTATGTTCGGATCAAAGTATTCATCGAACCGATGTTGCGCAACCAGTTTTACTTGCTGCGGGAGTAGCAATATACCGATCGTTAGGATGTCCCGCAGGTATAATGGCCGGGCATAGTCTAGGAGAGTTCATTGCATTAACATGTGCAGGTGCTATTGATTTTGAAGATGCATTGCACTTAGTTGACTATCGTGGAAAGCTAATGAATGAGTTAGGTCAACCCGGGTGTATGGCAATGATCTACGGTTTAAGTTATGACACAATAAAAGAATTATCTATCGATAAAGTTGATATTGCAGCAGTTAACAGTCCTGTTCGAATCAGTATTTCCGGCATCGAAAGTGATGTAAGAGGTATTGTTGATCAAGCTATCAAGTTAGGTGCAGAATGGACTGATGTGTGGAACGAAACATTACCGTTTCATAGTCGATTAATGAATCCTATAGTAAAGGATTTTAAGGATGCAGTTGATAGTATTCATATCGAAGTACCGACATGGTCATCGGTTGTATCAAATGTTACCGGAGAAATTTATACAACAGTTAATCAAATAAAGGATAATCTAGTATTACATTTAACTAATACTGTACAGTGGAGCAAGTGTTTATCAACTATAAAGAAACAGGGAATATACAATTATATAGAAATTGGGGCTCGGCCATTACTTGAAAAGTTAGTATTAGAAAATCAACCTAATGCAACTGTTATAGGTGTACACGACCACGATTCAATGGATAAATATTACAATAACGAGATTTAATCATGGCATTTACAAGACAATACGATTTAGTTAGTTTTAATCCGGAAACTGCAACATTGTTAATAAACCTGTACACATATGAGCAAGGCGACGATCAACAAATTACAGCAGACATTGATGTTCCAGTAGTTCTACCGGTTGATGCGCTGGGCAATGTGCCCACTGGTCTAGCATTAACTCAATTTTTAGATCGACATGCTATTTCAATTACACCGGATGCTATGTTACAAAGTTTATTAGAAAAACTTCGATTTGGGGGTTCAGTTCTAAATGCAAATGCTATGTATAATCTCACTAATGACGTAGAAGTTGATGAAGAAGATCTTATAACCATACCAAATGACAAAACATGGATTCCGGTATTAATATTCCCGGATACTACATATAATTCTAACAACACAACATTCAATAGAAGCATTGTTGCCGCAGTCGGTGGTAACTTAGGAGCACCTATTCTTGCAGAACAGTTTGAAGGAGATCCTACAGATAAAGTTGGTCAAAGTCAATATCTGTTATTAAATCAATATATGAACGGTAGCATATTACACCGTGTACATCATGCTAAGAGTAATGGTATATCTCAAGAAGCTAATGTTACAGGGAACATCTATCTGTTAACGGCTCCAGAATATATTGTAGAATCATGGCCGAATGTATTCAATCAAACATCTGTGATGGATATTCTTCAAGAAGGTGGCAATGTAACTACATATTCAAGATACTATTACATCGAGCACCAGCCATTATCTATTCCTACTACATATGCACGTGGATGGATAGAATACAATACTTAATCTTCGTCACCGGGTAGATTATTAATCAGTTGTCTTAATTTAGTGCTTTCAATGTTTGCTTTGATCTTGGGAGCATTTGCGTTAGGTAAAATTTCTCCATTTTCATCAACAATAGTATTTCGTTGCTTTATCGAGTTTAATAGTGACGATCCAGTAGATTGAATGTTTGAATTACCATATCCTTGTTCTTCTTCAAGGTCGGTAATACGTAAATTGTCTATATTAAATTCTAAATCAATCTTTTGGCCCACGCCACTTGAGCTACGTGTTTTCATTAACTGTAACTGATATCGTCCACGTTCTCGCATTGCTCTACTAGTAAAAATACCGAATACGTTATCAGCTGTTTGAATTTTTGAAAGACCACCTGAGATATGACTGTGATCATATTCTACTTCTTCTACTGCTCCTCTGTTTAGCTGACTAGCCGTTACAAAGATACAATTCTTTTCAACTGCTAAGTTTCTTAATTCTTCTGAAACATATTTGTCTTTGATGAATAAATCAGCAGGGCTAATTTTTTTGCTAATGGGCATTAACAAATCTAGATAATCTACTAACAATACGTCTAGTTTCTGCCCTAGTCGAATTTCATACTCTTTAAGATATGATCGCAAGTCGTTTGCTGTCTTTCCGCTAGCCATGTACTTAACTTGCATCATACCTGCTTTCTTTCCGATCATCTTAACTTTCATCTCAACGTCGTCGAGACTTTTAAAGATTTCTCTACTTGGGATGCCGGTAATCATACTATCTATACGCATCGATACTAATTCTTCGCTAAGTTCCAAAGTTAAGTACAATACATTAAGTCCAGCAAGTGCCCAGTTAACACCTAAGTTTGCTAGGAATAACGATTTACCGGCACCTGATCCTCCAGCAAAAATGTTAAGTTCACCGCGATTCATTCCGCCGAACAATTTATCGTCCATGCTTTTCCAGCCAGTTGATATTTGTCCGTTTTTATCTTTGATTTTCATCAATCGAGCTCTCGGGTCTGCAAAGTAGTTTGTACCCATATCTTTTGTCAACCCAACTTGAACAGCTTTCTTAATCATGTCCTCAACAGGACCGTATTCGCCTTTTTCAAGCAAATCTGATGATTCAATTATAGCTCGTTCTAATCCTTTGTGCCTAATAAAAGTTTCAAAATCATTTAATAACCAATCAAAGTGTTCTTCTTGCAGATCAGATGGAACTAAAAGATCTGCACCAGTAGATGCATTAACGATCTCCTGCGTGGGCATGATACTGTGTTCTTTAACATAGTTGTTAATAAATTCAGCTGTTGTAGTTAACTTCCGATCAAATAAAGTGTGATCAAAAATGCTCTGACATCTTGCAAATGTTGCTGCATCGGCCAGCATCATTTCTAAATAAAGTTTTTGTATGTCGTATCCGTAATTTGTATTCTGAGCCATCTATATATTATAATTCCTCACACTCTAATATCAATGTGTTTGACGGTATCCCATTGATAGTCCCATATTCGTTGTTTTGTATGATATGCTACTGCACCTATAGCACTACTCGGATCACCGGGTTGAGGTAATGACCAAATGTATTCAAACTTTGGTTCTACTACTTTCTTATTTGCAGTACTATTCATAGCACATCCACCTATATATACTAGGCATTTAGCATTAGTTAATCTCTTTGCGACATTCATAATTTCTGCTACATGAACTTCAAATGTTGCTTGAACTGATGCTGCAATATCGCATTGATCCTGCAATGTATTAATCTCGTGAGGCCAATCATTAATACCTCGATGCATGTTTTCGCAATGTGATAAGTTCATACCAACATACCGAAATACATCTAAGAAATAACGAGATGGATCTCCTTGTTCGGCCATTTGTTGTAGTAGGTGTTCTTGTTTAATTGGTTCTAATCCTACTAGTTTAGTAAAGGCGCTGTAGAACAAACCTAGACTGTTCGGATAACTTCTACTCCATATTTTCTTTAATTCATTATGTTTGCCTTCCCAAATTGTTGCACATTCAAACTCACCGATTGCATCGAGTACAACAACTGCACAATGATTGAACGGACTTGTATAATATCCTGCAGCCGCATGACTAGCATGATGAGGAGTATATGTAACAGGAACTTTACCTAATCCGGCAGATTTTAAATATTGGCTAGGTAGAACACTTAGATCAAATGCTGTTTTATATTGTCCAGCATATAATTGTCTTGCTTTTTTGATCCACGGTCTTTCGTACCAATATATCCTATCCGGCTCTCCGTAAGGAACATCGATGTTTCCGTCTGAGTAGAAACTAAATTGTTTTAAGCCGCGATCAAATACAGCAATGCTACTTCCGTGATTTAATGCGTTTATACCCCAATTAATCATTTGTATATAAACGGGTCTCGTTTTCTAAGTTCTGCCATTTTCTTTTTAAAAGCTCGATGCTGCTGCCACTTTCGCCACGGTAGTGTAATAAAATCAATTAACCAACTCATTTCTTTTTAACTCCTTTAAACCATTGCTTTGCTCTCAATTGAATTTTTAATTCGTATGATTCAATTGCATCTATAATTAGCCATAATGTTGCCAATCGTCCAATTTTAACGACTGCGTCATTGATATCTTTAACGCCGTCCGGCCATTCGGGCATACTAACAGACCATCCGAGTTCTATTGCTCGATCAACTGATTTAGGCCCTTCGTGATCCTTATCTGGTATTAATACAATTTGTTTTTGTAATTTCTTCAATAACCAATCATGTTGTGATTTAATCTCAGATCCCATAATTGCACAGCCGTCTATACTGATAGCATCAATCGGACCTTCGCATACAAAAACATATTGACGATCAAATGTTTGACGATCAAGATTAAACACATATCCACTTTGTTGTTCGGACAAGTATCTCGGATTTGCATTACTATTAATAATTCTTGCAGTATATCCGACTGTTTGTCCGTTATAAAAAAACGGAATGATTAATCGATTATTGAACCCTGTTCTAGGGCACCAATAAAACGGATAGTCTTCTAAAAAAAGACTTCTATTCGACATATATTCTAATACAGGAATTAACTTGTCAGGAACATCATCGAGTAACTCCATTATCGGTTTTGAATCCATCGGCAACGCCCTATATTCAAAACTAGGCATAAGGTGCCGTACATGAGAACTTTCTATTTCATTTAATCTTAATGCTTCTAATCGAAGTTTAGAAATTAAATCATCAGGTACATGTAGAAAGACCATTAGGTCTTTCATCTTTCGACTAATGGTTCGACCAGGTTGCCAACTAGCTTTAAAACCGCAATTAAAGCAATGATAACTAACAGCGTTTCCACCGTTGACGATGAACCCGCCTCTTGCTCGAGTTTCATTACAGCACGGAGCATTAAAACTAATCCACCCACTAGGAGTGTGTTTTTTCTTCGTTGGTAGATACGATAATAATGTTTCAACTATAAGGCTCATAGCCTTATTATACTATTCTACACTAATGTAGTCAACTGTTCCTGAGTAATTAAAACCGGAAACAATATGCGAGCCTGTACCTGCTGCCGACACTCCGGACCATGTAACGGTTGTTATAGAGCTTACAGCATAACTTGATGCTCCTGCTCCTCCGCTATCAACACCAGTAACCGTAATAATGAGATCGTTAACTCCGTCCTCACCACCTAATTGAGATCCAGGAACCTTAATTAATGATGCAACTGAATATGATGTTCCGCCATATTTAACAGTTACATTATATTCGCCTGACAGGGATTGAGATACAACGAATGTTCCGCCAATTCCGTTTACGGTAGAAGTTATATAGGATACTCTAAAATACTTATATGATCCTACAGATAAGTTTGAACCGAATGGAATGATACCGGTATAAGGACCATCATCGGCATCTTGGGTCCAAGATCCGAACGGCTTACCGGCCTGTTTGAATACTTCTAAATTAACTGTATCATTTTCAGTTGCATCGACCCAAATAGAACCAATAAACCCAGTTACCTTTATTTCTAAAGAAATCGTATCTGTCGGAACTGATTCATAGAATGTAACAGGTATTGCACTAGAATGAAAAATTGGGACACCTTTATGATCAACTTCTGATGTAAATGATTTATAAGTCTTTGGATCTCTAAATGTAGGCATTGCTGTTCCTACAAGTTCAATAGTGCCAACTGCTCCAAATTTTGAATTTGAATATAGTATAACATCTCGTCCATTTTTTAATGCAGTAACGCTGTATCTAAGAAATTGACTACTAAGATCAACTAGATCTTCTTGAGGTATAGTAACCTCTGCTATTCCTTTAATCGAAGTAGGAGTTACTGTATACGGACTGTTCGGTAATGCGTTACCGCTTACGTCCATTACATTAAGTTCGATGTTGCTTAATGTTGCTAGGTCGATTCGTTTCTGATCGGCATTTTTAATATCGAATTCAATAGTATTATCGATCCCATTATAAATTTGTAAATTTCTTTGATACACGTTGGTATACTCCACTCCAAATCCAGCCAGATCGGCGAGCAGCTCTATTCTATTTGGATATAAATAACTTGATATTTTTTGCATCTGGCAAAACCCTTTAATGTATTTATGGCAAACTTAAGAGATAATATTACTCACAACTTACCCTTTATAAGTGTTCTACATTACGGTGATGAAGAATACGTCGGTATAATAATTAACCAAGATCAACATGTTACAAGTTTCTATGATCTTAACCTTATTATATCCTCTGAAGACAAATCTAAATTTCTCGAAATAGGAGAAATTTGGTGGTGGGAATCAAATCGACAATATCCTATTTCGATTTTTTGTAAAGATCAAATACAGCCGTTTAGTTATGCCGTTCGTACTTTTAATAGTAAAGATACTCGAATAATTTTAGGTCCAGTAGTAAATCTAATGAACCTAACAATTAAACGAGTTAAACGAAAATCAGTACAACTTGTACGTCGATCTCGTTAACTGATCCCATAACCGATCTGTTCACAAATTAAATTCATCTGCACTACAATTGCAACAGCGTATGCAATTGCATGTGATTTCTTAAAATAGTACTCGTCGTTATCTGGTTTCGTCCAAACCTCTGTCATCACCATAGTCCAGTCGTTCCCTATCAAGTAACGTTTCGCCGGGCGTATCATCGCTAATATAGCGGCGAGCTGTTCGATAGAGCGTGGCTTCATCTGCCTCAGGACGGAACCATGACCGTTTATGTGAAATAGTAGATTTGTAAAGTCGTCTTGTTCTAGAAGATCCCATATTGGTTCGGCCTCCATTAATGTAATCAAATGGGTATTATCGCGAACGCCGTTATATACGTTCACGTTAAGAAAGTCTATTTTAAAGTATCCTCTATCCTCTGCTTCTTTGTAATCAAGTGTACTTAGATTATTAATCGGATTGTGAGGTATCGGTTGAATATAAACACCGGTATTATGGGGAACTAGTTCCCCATTAACAAAGCGAGATGCAATTATATGATAAAATTTTTCTAGTGCTATTGACCTGTTTGCAAAGTCAATATCCACATCAAAAGTTTTCATTATAAATTTATTTCTTTTATTATTGTTTTTGCTAATTCAACATCAGCAGGAAGTTTTTTAAATTTAGAAAGCCAAAAAGGCAAATCAAGTACTGTACTTATCATAGTTAACTGCTGATCGTTAAACTTTTTCAATAGGGCTTTACCATTCTTAGAATTTAATATCATCCAAGGACTGATTTTTCCATCCTTAATATCAAATGCTGCTCTACTTAAACTTACATATAAAAAGTAATGTGTCCAGTCTGCATCTTGGGACTTGCCCCAAGATACCATATGGTTAATACTTCTTTCTAATGCAGTTTCTACAGATTCATTTTTTATTAGATACACGATATACTTGTCGTACAATTCGTCCCGACACCAATGATCTAACTTAACTCCGCTTGTAACAATATATTCTATAAACTTATCCGGATACAGCGGATTTACATTGTTTACAAAACTACCAAATTTTATAAATGCATTGTAATAAGGACTTTTACAAAACTCTTCATACGTTTTAGTTCCTTGAAAACTTTGTGTTTTTTTATAAAATTGTATATAGGTATTATATCCAATTATAACATGCTTTTCGTGTTGTGCCAATGCTCTTCTTTTTTGTTCACATATATGAACAGACAATGTTTTCTCTTTTGAAAACTTATTATTGCAGTATTGACATACAAAAGGTTTATTCTCAGTTAGCGACATCATTTAAATAATTTCTTTACAGTTGCTTCGTCATTTCCGAGATCTCTAGCAAGATCGATAATTTCTTTATCGCTGTATAAATCAGATAATAGTTCAACATCTGATATTTTCATAGATGGATATAACTCCGATAGAAACTTTGTTTTTTTAGAATTTGCACTCGGGCGCCTCTTTAATCCGATCCATTCATGGTAAAACTTCTTTTTATCTAAACTACACAAACACAATAATTGCCATAACAAATGCGGATGCTTCTGTAATGTATTCCAATGCTTATTATAATATTCATTTACTACAATAACAAAGTGCTCTTGGATTTCTACGTTCGAACTCTTTACATTGCTTATATATCGATTTAAGATATAAAAGTCTTTCTTTAAACTTTTCTGAAGTTCTTCTGGCAAGTTCTTCCAAAGAGATAAATCTTTATCATCAACTGCTGCAATTTTATCTTTTATCGTGTCTAATTTTCTCATTTTACATTAATTTATCTAAATGAATAATTTCTGTGTGTCTCGATACTTCCTTAACAAAATATGCACACGGCGGTCTCGGTCCGGGACATAACGGAGTAGTTAACAACTGCCCATTTTTAGTTTTTGGGAAATACCATTTAACATCATTATAAAAATTTACTATCTCAATCTTTTTAAATTCAATTCGAAAATCAGTTAACGGATTATATACTAATGCATCAAATCCTCGATCGTTTAAACTAGTCAGTGGAAGTATTTCAATATTACTCGCACATTGTGGATCACCTACTGCAAGACACCAATCAACTGGCATTGCTATTTCGTATTGATCAATTTTTAATACCATTGCTGGACTATTAAATGATTCTAAGAATATTAGTGGAATGAAGAAAAAATCTGGATCTTGAGGGTTCGAATTATCAAGGATTGAGAATCTAGTGTTTTCGTCAACTTCGTCCGGTAAGTTATTTAAAAAGAATGTTTCGTTATCTAATGTTAATATTTGCATGTTTATTTTTTCCAGTCAATTCGTTCGATAGTAAATGGATAATGTGCTTCCTTATAAAACTTTTTTCTTTCAGTTAAATGTTTCTTAGCATATTTACAAGTACTAGTAATATCCCAAATGTTTACAAAGTCTTTATCTTCAGCTCTTCTAATACCTCGACCGATACTTTGGATAACTCTAACAAAGCTCTTTCCAGGTTCAATAAGCACCAAGTTAAAGATGCGAGGTATATTAATACCAACGGCAGCAACACCATATGTTGCAATAGTGATTTTACTATTGCTTGTTTTAAAGTCGTCATAGTCTTCTTTCCGTTCCTTTGATTTTATTTTACCCGATATAAATGATACATCAGGGTTCTCCTTTAATATACTAAACGAATCACTTAAATGTGCTTGTAAGTAGTTTCCGGTCTCAATTAGATTTACTAAGACTAGTGTATTGCCTGTTTCAGCAATCTTTTTAATTACTGACGAAACATATTCTAATCTATCTGAGTTACCAACGAGATATTTGTTTTCGTCATGATAATTTTTAAATTCTAGAGTTTCTATTAACTGTAATACATTAACATGACAATTTGATAGCACACCCCGTTCTTGCAATTCGTGTGCGCTAATTCCTCCGATAACTGGCCCAATGCTAGCAAAGATGCTTTCAGATTCAAAAGCTTCTTTAGGGATAGTTCCGGTTAATCCCCATCTTATAGGTGCATTACATAAGTTTCTTGTTAACAAGTTCTTTAATACTTCTGCTTTAGCTTGATGCACTTCGTCAACAATAACTGAATTAACACCATCTAAAAATTCAGCAAGGGTTAAAATTTCGTGTTCACTAGATTTAGATTTTTTATCTAATATGTTAAGACTTTGCCATGTACAGATAGTATGAGTTTTATATAGATCTTTTCGATCTCCATAATACACTCCTACATCGAGACCTACATTAATAAAATCTTCTTCTGTTTGTTCTACTAGTCCTTTATTAGGAACTATAATAATAGATCTTCCAACTGGTTCACATAATTTTGCTAATGTTGCTGTAGTAATAGTTTTTCCGGCACCTGTTGCAATTTGTTGCAAAGATTGCGGGTTCGAAATGAATCGATTTATTGCTTCAACTTGATAGTCTCGAAGCATAATCGGTTGACCTGCTTTTTCGTGTCCAGGCGGCCAAACTTTACCTTGGTCAGCCCAAAAAGATTCAGTTACTTCACTAAAATTTAAATTATGTTGTTTTCGATTATCTTGTATATCATCAATGTTAACACCTTGATCATGCAATATACCTAAAATCTTTTCTAAATGATTTAAGTAACCTACACCACCTAGACCAAATAAATTAACAGATCCGTCCCATCTTCCAAGTTTATATGCCGGGCGATATCTTGCAGTCGGATCTTCAAACTTAAATGCTGCAACTAGTTTTTTACGAACATCTAATGGTAAATTTTCTAACTTGATATTTACTTCGTCTTTAATTATTAATCGTGCTCCCACACAGTCCTCGTTTCTATAATCGGTTCTGATGCTGTATATGAAATCTGCAAATCACATCTATTTGCATATACAGCAGTTTTGCTATGTCGCAAAGAATTGTTAAGTGTTATAACACTCATTGGAGTCCATGATTCTGATAAGAAAAACTTTGGCAATTTTGTTAAATGAGCACCTGCAATTAAGGTATTGCTATTTAAATTAGAATTGTAATTCTTACTAGCAATTAGTTCATTAAATAATTTTCCAGTTTCGTTATTAGGTAATCGAAAATAGATCCCAATGTTGTCTCTTATATTATATAAGTCTAGTGCATTAGATAATGCAAGTAGATCATTATGATGATGTTTATCAGATGATGATCCAAATACAACTAAACAAGGTAATCTCTTTAGTACTATTAAAGATGCTAGAATCTCATCAATTTTATATTTGTTACTGTCAACCCATACTTTAGTTGTAGGACGATTAGCAATAATTTCTGTTAATGAGTACGACGGGAATTCTTTTGTTGTTGTATACTGATATCTCATTTGACGGTCTTTGACAATTAGATTGTCAATTCCGGTATCTAATCCTAAGTCGGCTGTAATATGTTTTTGTAAGTTTTGATTTTTAATTTCTGTAATAGAAAGTGATTGTTTTACATCATTAAGATTCCACGAAGTGATTGTATTATACAATTCAGTTATTTCATCACTAATTTCAAACTCGTATTTTTCTAAAAGCTCAACTGCCGCTACTATATTCTTTTCGGTTAGTTTACATGCGAAGGTTGACGAGTTTGTAATTGTAACTTCTACTTTTCTCCACTTCTTTTGTAAGATCTTATTTAAATCAGCAGATTGAAAATATGCCATTGATGCTACAATTAGCGGAAGGTCTTCTTCTACAAATTGGTTATTTGTAACACGCTGGATATATAATTTTTTCAAAGGTTGTAACACTCTAAATTCTCTTTCAAAGATTGGATCTGTTAAAGTATCGTTGATGTTTAAAAAAATATTTTGCTGTAATAAGGATGAGTTTTCTTTAATAATACGTATGATCAGATTACCTTGATTCTTAGTTATATAATTAGTTGATAGCATTGACTTATATAGACTAGTCAAGGAATTTTTATCAAAAGTACTCAATTCCGAGTTTGTGATAATATTATTAACTACAAGTAATTTTAAAAGACTATCTACGGTATTCATATATTAATTATATAGATATGTTTCTGATAAGTCAAGACAATAATAGGCCTTGCGGCCTATTATTTGACTTAATAAAAGTTACAAAGTTGCATCTTCAAGTCCAGCTGTTCTTAACTTTATTATATTTGATATTTGCCATTGTTTTATGTCAAGTGCTTTAATAATACCTAACCACTTATTTCTTAATAATGCAAACTCATTAATAATTTTGTCAAAGTCTACAACATCGGATTCACCATCGACAAACTTTTCACAGTCTCTAGATGATAAAGCTCTTTGATAATTTTCGAGATATTTTCGAAAATGAGAGCTTCTTAATCGTCGAGCTTCGATATTTAAGAATTCAAGGATTGCTTCAATTTCTTGAAGTTGATTAAATCTTTGTTCAACAATACCGGGCATATATGATGCAGCTTTTTCTAGATTTCCGCTAATCTTACATTCATCCTTAGCAGTTACAAGTTCATTCTCATAATATGCAATAGCGTTAGGAATTTCAGTAATATCATCAGAAACTTTGTTGTACCAGCGCATTAAAAATCCAATTCGTCATAACCGTCTTGACCTTGCTCGTCATCTTCTAAATAATAAGCAATTGCTTGATCAAGACTATGATCGAGACCTAATGAATGTTGAAAAGTTCGATCACTTACTCCGTGATCAGCTAAAAATTCAACATAACGTTCTGCTACTGCTTCCATTTGTTTCTTATCAACATAATCAGCAAAAACATTCCATAATTCACCAATTTGGGTCTCATTCAACATACTCGTCTGTTTCCTCCGTGTTATCAAGTGTAGGTTTAGGGTTTGGGTTCAGTGTATAATCTTCGATAACTTGATCTAGACTATTGTCTGTATTATGTTCCCATTCTTTTCTGTACATTTTGATTTCTGTACCTGTCGACAATACGTATTTAAGTCTGTTGCCATCTTTTTGCAAAAGTCCAAGACCTTCAAACATATCAACAAGTCCAGAATATGGATTCATACCTGTATCATACGGAATCTTAATTTGTAATGATTCAAATGGCTTTGCGTATCGTGTTTTCATAATCTTACATGCTGCACGAATACCATTGACACTACTAGTCTTATTGCCATCTTCATCTTCTTTGAGTTTAAGCTTCTTCATTGCTACTACAATAGAACTTGCATAGATAAAGCCCTGCCCTCCGGAAATCTTATCGTCTGGATCAAACATATCTTGGCTTGCATAGCTATGATTAGTAGCAACTAATCCTACATTATAAGATCCGAACATATTAACACAATTTCTAACAAGTGCAGTAAGTGCTTTTGGTTTTCTACCCATGTCACCTTTTAAATCACCTGCTTCAAATTGATTAATATCAGTTGGTGTAAGCAACATCCCAAGTGAATCAATTACGAATAAAACTTTGGGTTTCTCTTCCATAGTCTTATATTCTTTCATGAATTCACTGATTGTTTTAGCAACATCGTCGATCATTGCCATATTAAGTTTAAGCAATTTCTGCTCACTTGTATCTACACCCAGTGCATGTAACCAAGATTCATCTAATGCATTTTCACTATCGATTAAGATAACATAAATGCCCTGTTCTTGTGCATGTTTTACAATGTTTCCTGAACAGATGTAACTTTTACCTGCACCTGATTCTCCAGCGAATACTGTTACTTTACCGAGGGGAATTCCCTTGTGAAAGTCGTTGCTAATACGAAAGTTCAAAGCATAGTTACCGGTACTAATCCAATCAGTAGGATCATTGAACCCTACACCTAGACCGTCGATGCTTTTTGTTAAAGTTTTTCTAAATTTTGATAGATCAAAAGGTTTTGTTGCCATATAATTCTCCTAAATAAAACTTGGGCATACACTTGTGTGCAGAGGCCCAAGGAATCTTACTGCTTACGATTACGAATCATTGCAAGGATATCTTGTGCTCGATTATCCCCTGATGATGCGGATGTAGTTGTTGCAGCCGGAGTTTCAACCGCAGGTTGCTCCCATGGAGTATCATCAACAGGTTGAGATGCAACAGGTTGAGATGCAACAGGTGCCGATGTCTTTACAGGATCTCCTGTAACTTGACCCATTCCTGCCGGTTTAAAGTATTGTCCCCAACGTTCTAAATCATATGGTTCTCCGTCAACACTCGCTTCGAACATTTCTTTAATAACCTTGAGTTCAACATCAGTCGGCTTTTTAGGTAAGAAGTCGCTTAAATTAAACAACCCATGTTGCTTAATCGCTTCGTTTTCAGCATCACTTAATGGGCGTGTGCGACGACTCCATGACGACGTTGAATAGTCAGCATAACCGCCCTTGCTAGTCTTCTTTAACCTAAAATCAATACCGTTAATAAAATCAGTTGGCAAATCTTCTAATTCTGGATCAACTAATGCTGAACGAATTAATGTAAAGATTTGTGGTCCGATAATAAATCTACGGATAGGATTTGCAGGGCTTTCATCTTCTTTAAGACCATCTTCGGTAACAAACC